CATATGTAGGTACTGATTTATTAAGACTATTTAAAACAAGGTCTTATACATGTAAAATTGAAGCGATGGGGTGTATGAACATACAACCCTTAATGTATTTCGACTTACAAAATGTACCATTTTTCAATGGTGCATATTTAATAACTAGTGTTAGTCACAATATAACACCTAACCAGATGTCTACAAGCTTTGAGGGAGTTAGACAATCTAGATATATTACATCACCCGCAAAACAAATAACTGCAGATTTAGACGTTGATTTAAATGAAAGTAGTGAAACACCTAAAATAGAATTTACTAATTTAAATAATAAAAATAGTTTATTAAGTATTGGTGTTTTAAACCCTAAAGACGCATTTGATTTTGAAAATAACCTAAGTAATAATGCAACATCGATTGATAAATTTAAACGAATTGGGGTTACTCAATTTACTGATGAAGTTTTAGGTAAACTACTAAATGATACGAGAATACTATTGCAAGGATCAAACATAAAAACAAATTCACAAGTAACTATGTTTTTATCCTCAATACTATCCAATTCAGATAATTTGTTGAAAAAAGAAATGGAATGGGATGTATCAAATAAAGAAACATATATAAATAAATTTCCTACTACTGATTTATTAAACAAAGGTAAAAATAAATATTATGGTAACACAAGTACTCCAGATAGTAAAGGGTATCTTTTATCCCTACCTATTTTTACGGGAGGAAGTATAAATGATATTTCATATAATATTCCTGGTAATGACATTTTAAAAGAATTCGCCATAAACGATGAAATAGAAAATAGAAAAAATGAAATTAACGAAAGACTACCTAAATTAGATGTTAATGTACCCACAGAAAAAACTGAGAAAGAAAAATTAGAAAAAGAATTATCGGAACTATTAAATACTGAAAGTAGTTTAATTAAAACCCTTACGTATTATAATATATTTGAAGGTGACGCATATAGATTTAAACCTAGAGGTTATTTATATGTTATTGGTAGAAAACAATATACAGATATTTTAGGTGATGTTGGGCAAACTAACCCTAACGCGGCATCCGACACAGAAGTATCTGCCATGGGAACTAGTATAAAAATGTGGAATTATTTGAAAGATAATAATAAATCTGCGTATGATTTTTCTAGTTTGGATAGTGGTTCTGCGACAGTATATTCTAAATGTATTAGTATATCTCAACAGTATAATGGGAAATCTATTGGAGAATCATTTATTACCTTTGAAAAGGTTTTAACTAACCTAACACAAAAAAGCGGTGAACCATTAATTAATTATTTTAATCCAGGTCCTTAACTTTTTAAAATATTATTACTATATTTGTATTATGTATTTTGGAAATGTAGTATCAGGTTCAGAAATCCACATAGATGGGTTTAAATATTTTAGTGATTATCACTCTATAGATAATGACTTACCGACTATAATTGTTGGTTGGGGATTGGTTAAAGAATTATATGGTGATACCGTATCAATACTACATAAATGTATTGATCAAAAAACGTTTTGGACTTTTAATTTAAAAGAAAGAAAGGTAGATTATGAAGTCGATATAGAGAAGTTCAAAGAATTCACTTATAATATCTTTGGCGACAATGTACCATATGTATATTTAGATATATTATATAGTAAAAAATCAACTACTAAAAAAATAATAAAGAAAATTTTAACATTAAAAGAATCACATATTTTTATGTCTGAAAATAATATGGTTTATATCTTTGGTGAAAATATAATTTTTGGTATTGATTTGAATATTATTGGATATTTTGATGATAAAAAAGAAAAGGTATTAGATAGAATTAAAAAATTAAAAAATAGTGTTTTGATAGATTCTAAGATATTTAATAATTACAGGGATTTTTTATTTAAGATAAAAAATAAAAACAGACTTATCCCCTATATTATTAAAAATGGAGACAACAACTAAAATTATTACATTAGCGTCATTTGTGTATGTTGATAAAGTAGATACCTTTAAAAAATATCTACAGAAAAGATTCAAAATATCAGAAGAAAATATATTTCAGTATTCATATTTTGAGGATAATAAAAAAATAATCACTTATAGGGTATCATTAGTAGATAATACTAAAATTGATTTATCATCCATATATCCACCAACAATAATAGTTCACAAAAAAGGTGAGTGTTTTTACACCATTAATGCTCTTAATAAACTTATAGAAACATTAAATAATTTAGAAAATGGTAACATAAATTATTTAGAATATAAAATTAACTGGGATGAGTATCAGAATAAAATAATTATCATAAAAAATGATGAGTTAAAAATTATAGATATAAATAAAGATTTTTCTTAAAAATAAGATATTTATTAATAAAATAAAATGTTATGGAAGATAATAAAAATAAAAAAAATAGTGACAATTTAGAAAATGAATTAGATTATTTTTTATCCAACAAAAAAACTCAAAAAGAAGAATGTGTTGGTGATGAATGTCTAATTAATGACGGAAAAGAAATTGTCGAGAGAGTAAATAAAGTTTACAAAACTAACGATGGTAGACAACTTTTAATATAAAAATTATGAATAATAAAAAATTGATTTCAGAGGATTTAAAAAGATATAAACAACTTTTAGAATATACTTTTTATGTTCCTGAAGATAAGGAAAAAGTCGAGAATGGTGATTTATTACTTGATGATTCTTTTTTAACTGAACAAGATCCTGCTGGTGATGATCCATTTATGGATGTGGCGGATGAAGAGACTACAACACCTCCACCCCCACCACCTGCACCTGGAGCCGAATCAAAAACAGAAACACCTGCACCTGAAGGAGATACCGAAACTGATAAAGAACCAGAAGAAGGTGAAGAAGAGGATGTGGAGATTGAAGATGAATTTGCCGATACAGAAGTTGAATCTGGTGAAGACACAGTAGAGGTAGATGTCACAGATATTGTTGACAATACAGAAGCAACAAAAACTTCAGTTGAAGGAGTTAGTACTAAAATGGATGAATTATTATCAAAATTAACAGACCTTGAAAATCAAGTATCTGGTATGGATAAAGTAATTGATAAAATAGAGTCTTTAGAAAAGGAGATTGAAAAAAGAAATCCTACTCCAGTAGAGAGATTAGAAATGAGATCTATGGAATCATTCCCATATAGTGTAAAATTAACAGATTTTTGGAAAGACAAAGAAGGTTATGAAGCCACTGAAGAAAACGAAGAGGAATATGTTTTAAGACAAAGTGATGTAGAAAATTTCGATAGGAATGAAATAAAAAGTTCTTTTAATTATAAAGATAAAGAAGAAGACTAAACATAATTTAAAAAATTTAAGAACCTCACTAACAAAGTGGGGTTTTTTTATGTTTATTTTTCTATAGACCATTGACTTTTGGATATAAAATGAGTATATTTGTGTATTATTAATCATTAAAAAAGAAAAAATGAGTAAAACTTTAGATGCAATTTTATCCCAGTATGAAAAAAATACTGAAGATAAAAAAACTACTACTAAGATGTCTAGTGAAGACAGACTGAAGAAGTATTTCAGTGAAAAATTACCGAAAGGTGTTAAGTCACAAACAAAAAGGTTTAGGATATTACCTAACAAAGATGGAAATAGTCCTTTCACCGAGGTATATTATCATGAAAAACAAGTTAATGGTAAATGGGAAAAGATTTATTGTAGTCATTTAAACGATGGTGAACACTGTCCTTTATGTGAAGCAAAAGATGCCCTTTACGAAGATGGTTCTGAAAGAGCTAAAAAATTGGCAAAGGAGTTTATCGCTAGAAAATTCTATGTAGTAAAAGGAATTGATAGAGATAACGAGGAAGATGGGGTTAAGTTTTGGAGATTTAAACATAAATATACTGGTGATGGTATTATGGATAAAATCATACCACTTTTTAAACTTAAAGGTGATATTAGTGACCCTAGAGAAGGTAGAGATTTACTAATGACTACAGGTAGAAATGATAAACAACACAGTGTTGTAAATTCTATTATGGCTGACGATGTTTCTATTTTAACTACTGACAAAGAAAAGGCAAATGTGTGGTTTGGTAATGTAGAAACACATAGAGATGTATATTCTAAAAAACCACAAGAGTACTTAGATATTGTAGCGACAAATAAAACACCTATTTGGGATTCTGAACAAAAGAAATTTGTTGCAGAAGAAGATAAAGAGGAAAAAGAAACTGCCTCTTTGAGTGAAGAGATTAACATGATGAAATCAGAAACATTTAAATCAAAAGATTTGGTGAGTCAAGATGCATCAGATGATGAGGATGATGATGATTTCGCACCAACTAGTTTGGATGAGGATGATGATGAATTACCATTTTAATTATAAACTATGGCTAAGACACCATTAAAGAAAAAAGTATCTGAATTCTCTTCTATAAGAAAGAAATTTTCATCTAGTGATAAGTACAAAGAACAAAAGTACTTTGATCTAGGTGAAGCCTTTCAGAAGTCAACTGGATTACCAGGACCAGCTATGGGTCAGATTAATATGTTATTAGGACATTCTGACACAGGAAAAACTACTGCCTTAATTAAGAGTGCAGTAGATGCACAGAAAAAAGGAATCCTACCTGTTTTTATTATTACAGAACAAAAATTTAGTTTTGAACACGCCAAACAAATGGGGTTAGAAACTGAGTATATTGAAGAAGTAGATGAGAAAACAGGTGAGGTTAGTGCGTATTGGGATGGATTTTTGTTATATAAATTAGGTTTTGATTTTATAGAACAAGCATTTGAATATGTTAATGAAGTATTAAACGCACAAAAGAATGGTGAAATCCCTTATGATATCGTATTTTTATGGGACTCAATAGGAACTATACCTTGTCAAATGAGTTTTGAGGGTAAGGGAGGTAATCAACATACTGCTAGAGTTATTTCTGAAAAATGGGGTATGGGATTGGCTCAGAGAATTACATCATCAAGAAAAGAAAGTTACCCATATACAAATACAATGATATTTGTGAACCAACCTTGGGTAGCAATACCTGATAATCCATTCGGACAACCTACAATTCAACCAAAAGGTGGAAATTCAATTTATTTATCTTGTGCATTGGTATTCTTATTTGGAAACCAAAAAAGTGCTAGTGTATCTAAATTATCTGCAACCAATAAAGGTAGAAAAGTCAACTTCGCAATTAGAACTAAAGTAGGTATTCATAAAAATCATATGAATGGTTTGGGTTACGCTGATAATAAAATATTGGCAACTACACATGGTTTTATCGAAGATGATAAAAAGGCTATAGATGACTACAAAACTGAAAATAAAGATTATTGGGCAGAAGTATTTGAAGGCTTCGGTGATGATGTATCTTTTGACGTAGTAGAAGAAGGATTTATAGATTCACCTGTTGACTACTCAGATGTTTGATTGTTTAACCATTAAATGATGGTTTGTGAAAATCCCAAGTAAAAGAGAAAGTACGTTTCAAAAAACTTTATTAGTGGATGGAGATTCATTGATTAAAACCGCCTATTATGGGGCTAAAGATCTTTACCATAAAGATACCCATATAGGTGGAATTTTTCAATTCCTTACTATGTTAAGAAAAATGATGAATGAATATAAATTTGATAAAGTTTATGTTTTTTGGGACGGTCAATTTAGTGGAAGGTTGAGATATGAAATTTATAAAGATTATAAATTAAATAGGGAAAAAGATTTTTATGTTGATCAACCACCATCTGAACTAGATTTATATCTACAGAAAGAAAGAGTAAAATTTTAT